CTCTAATTTTTAATATTCTATTAAATTGAACTGTAAAAATTCCTCCCAAATCAACAGTATTTTCAAAGAAATATTCACCTGATGTCTTTAAAGTGCCACCAAAATCAATGTTCTGTAAATACCCTTCTTCAAAATCTGTTTTGTCGTCTATTTCATCATCAGTATCTAATACAAGTGCATCATATTCATCAGAATAGAAACAATCATTCCTTTGCCCTGCAAAAGGTGCGGCCCCTTGATCTTCACGAATTTCTTGAACTAATAATTTTGGAAGTTCATCAGGTAAGTTTATTATTGCACTTGTAGCGTTTTCTGATTTGTTATTATCTTTATCTACAAATTTAATTAAATATTCACCATTCATCAAAGGGATCATTATAGAATTTGTTGATCCCGCAACTTTTCTAAGTAAGGTTGTGTTAGGCCATATTGCTGTGCCATCAGTTAATGCAGAATGTCTTACCTCAACAACTAATTCTTCTTGCTTACCTGTATATTCTGGATCAACACGCCATTTTAAAATTGCTTCATTTTTTGTAGTAGCTTCAACAGATACATTTTGAGGGTCTGGTGGTAATAATATAGGTGCATCTACAGGAGATGATGTTTCCGGTATTGAAGATTTAGGAATAGTAATTACTTTACTTGTAAATTTTGATTTTAAGTTATTTGGTGCGACACCAACTGCTCTAACATTAAATCTGACTTCTGATTCGGGTAATAAATTATCTATTTCAAAAATAGTATCGTTTGTTATTGCCGTTTTAAAAGATCCACTTCCTATTCGATATTTAACTTCAAATGAAACTGAAGGCCCATTTAAACCTCTAGACCAACTAAAAACTGCTTTACTATTTGCCATAAATATTAATTAATAGTGATAACAGAATGTTGCAAGTCTGTTGGTGGTGTTGGTCGTTCATCAAAAGCTGAAATGTCTGTATATTCTAAATCTGAATTTGTATCAGCAGCAGCATAAATTGAATCATTAAACTGAACACCCTCTATTGTATAAGTACCGTCATTATTGTCTATTACATCAATACATCTAAACTTTTGATGTTGTAATGAAGATGAAGTAATCGTATAAATAGATTGTGATTGTGGTGCGGTAGAAAAAGCTGCTGTGGTAACAGTTGCACCTGACACTGCACTTATTGTTTTTGATTCCACTGTTCCATCTGGTAGTGTGCAATTTAAAGTGAAAGAAGTAGGGTTGCTACTTAAAACAGAAGATAAATCTTTGTCTAAAGTAATTGAAGTAGTAGTCGCACCAGTGGCTATTCTTCCAGCCCTTTGTACACCTTGACGCATTTCATCTGCTACTGCAAAAACTTGACTTGGTAAAACAGCTAACCCATCTAAACCAGTTTTAAAAACAACAACTTCTCCATCTAATTCTTCACTTTTTAAAATCCATGTACCTAATCTTTGTGCCTGATATTTAGAAGAACAACCAAATGCAACAATGTCTTTTACCTGATAACCATATTTTGTAATTAAATCATAATCTTCAACAACAACTACATTTGGTTTATAAAGATTATCTGGATCGTTATATCTTACCCTTATTGAAGTTGATCTTGTTTTTAAAGAGGTTCCAGTATATGTAAAGACACCACCTATGACATTGGCATTTGTATAAAGATGAACAGGATCAACATCTGAACCGTCAAGATTGCCATGATCTGCCCCTACATTCACTGTATTAGCAGCCCAATATGTCATACCTCTAAATGTACTTGCAAGGTTCTGAAGCACTTTATAAGCTTCATTCTGTGCGCCAATAACAGTATTTATTGCAAACCTTGGTTCATCACCATCAGGTGTTTCCACAAGTTGATTTGCATATTGAGCAAGGGGATATAAATCAACCCAACTGGTGTTTGATGTTGTTATAAAATCACCAGCCCCATGCTTATCAGAAGTCAACATATCAAAAAAAATACAAACAGGGCAAGTTGTCCAATGTCTTCCAACTGCCAAACTTCCATCAAAGGAACCAGTAAACCTTAAACTACCATCAGATCTTACAGTTGCGTTATGAGGAATTTTTACACGCATACCTTTCACTAAATATGCTCTTGTTGGTAAAGATGCAAAAGCTTCAGTAGATAAACTTAATCCTACACAAGCGGTGAACGGATAACGACTTTTAAAATCTTGTCGTTCAATCATTGAGGTAAGAATTACTCTATTTGCTCTTGTACCTTCCAATGGTGTATTTATATCTATATCTTCAAATTGGTCTTTACGGACTTCATAATCATTTTCTCTGTTTGTAAGTTTTTGAATTTTAAATAGGAAAGGAGCTTCACCTTCTAATTCAATTCGAGGTGTTTTGAATTGATAAGCAGAAGTACTAATACCAGTAAAAGTCTTATCATATACCTCATTAAAAGCTGTGCCTTTGGATTTTAAAACTATTCTTACTCTAGTTGTTGCATTAAATAGCTGTCCTCTAGCAACTCCTTCCATAGCAGTACAGAATAAAGCAGGGATTGTAAAAAGAAATTGAACTGAAGTTGTATCATTATCAGTAATTTGTTTTATAGTTTTTCCAAAACCATAATTTCTTTCAGTTACTTTATTTTTAGAATTTTTTGTTTCGCTGTAATTTGTACCGATTTCTTCTGAAAAATTAATTAAATTTGATGCTCCACCAGTTTGATAATTAGACAACTGTTCTTGATTTTTTGTTCCTGTTCTGAGTGTATGAGTAAAATGTTCACTGCTGACATTAGTTACTGTTCCTGTTTTAACTGGTGTTTCATCTAAAAATATGCCTTTTTTAGCTCCTTCAATACCTTCTATCGGCCCTTCACAAAGCAAATCAATGATTTTTATAGTAGATGTAGAATTTAAAGCCATAATTACTTTTTCTTTAAGTTATATCCCATTCCTTGAACAATAAAAACAGCTTGATCAAAATCCACTTCTGAATCAATTATTTTTATTCTTACAACGTAATTATCTTTCCCATCAATAAATTGAAAAGGCAATTTTGCAACATAATTATAAGTTTGTGTTTTAAGAGTCAAACCTTGTATAGTGGCTTGATTATTTAAAACTAAATTATTTGTACTTCGTTCCTCTATCTCTATGGCATAGGTTATAAAACCATCAATTCTTGTTGTGCCTTCATTTCCAACAAAATCAACCAATCCACTTACTCTGAAATGAATTTGAAAATTATCATGGTTTGTATCGCCATCAACACTTCCATTAATATTAGCTAAAAACTGTGAGCCTTCTTCTTGAAGGTTTACCGTTACAGGACTTCGTACAGTTGGTACTCCACCTACATCTGTATCGCTAAAATCTGCATGAATATATCTGACTTTGCCTTTTGGAGAATGGTTGCCTAATCTTATTGCATCTACACCGCCTACCGTTGTATATACAAATTTCAATTCTTCACCATTTAAACGCACACTATCCAAAGCTGGCGGTCTAATAAATTGCATCAATGGATCAGATTCATTTGCTATTTCAATATCTGTACTGAGAATATGACCTCCAACTAAAGCTTTTCCATAAACAACAGGTATTGTTTTACCTAAACCAACAGTATTAGATGGCCCTGTATAACCATAACTTTGCGAACCATCTGACCCTCTTGTAATACCACCAGCACCACCTGTATAACCTGATAAAGGTGCATTAAAATCAAATTCAAAACTAGGTAGTTGTGGCTGTGGTGAAATCAAACCTGATACACCTTGAAGAACAAGATGAACACCTATATTACCAACTACTCCACCTAGAACTGTGTTTCCGAAAAGTGAAGCTGTGCCTCCTAAAACCGATCCGATTCCACCAGTGGCAACAACTAATCCAACTCCAAGAACTGTTTTTAAAGTGTCGCCACTACCTGTAATCACAGGTGTTATCACTAAATCATGTTTTCCTAAAGGTAAATGCAAATCATCATAATTTAATTCTTGGTCTACTTGTGTTATCTGATATGAAATACCTTGTTTATGTGAAGACGCTAAGTGTTTAGCAAAATCAGGATAATTTATACATAAAAGTTTAATAGCATCTGCTGGAGTTCTTAAATTATGATAGACATGAGTTTTACCCCACCTATCACCCAATTCATCAAGCAGCAGGATTTTATGCTGCATATCTAAAACACCCAACAGTTCTTTTTCTATAATAATGGTTAAAGTATTGACAACAACTAATCGACTCAAACTTTTGATGCAGTATCATATCATTTTTTAACAAAACAGCACCGTGCATCGGTTCTTTAGTCCATATTTTCATTACCAGAACATCATTAGGTTTTCTTTGATTTAAATCAACTTCATAAAAATTTAATTTATTTGCATTATTTAAAAAAATACTCTCACACGTTTCAAAACTTTCTGGCCTTTCATAATCTGGCAACTTGATACCTAGTAAGGCATAATAATCACGCACTATAGAATAACAATCAAAAACACCATATTGCCATTGTCTACCTATTAAGGATTTATAATTTGCCATGTGTCCTGTGGTAAAAGATAAACGTACCAAGGTATTTTTGTTGCTTTACAAGCTTTTTTATCTGGTTCGCTTGCGTTTCCACCTTTTGGGTGAGAATGAACAATATATTGTAAATAACCTTTTGATCTAGCTTTTAAAAAATCTTTTGGGTGTATTGCAAAATTATTTTCTGGCATATCTGAAATGTTATTGCAAGGGTAATAAACATCATTTACAACAATCCCACAAGACTCTTTCGGTGCTTCCTTTATTGCGTGTTGTTTTGCAGTTTCTTTAAATATCATCAGATCTTTAATCTTGCATTTAAAAATCCACCAAAAGGCACTTTATCATCTTTGCTTGGAAAACGCTTTAAACAACTTGAATATTTATGACCACATTTGTCTTCACTTTCAGAACTAACTGTATTATCATTTGTGTCAAAATAATTTGTTCCAGTATATCCACATTGCGTTCCTCTATATAACCAAGGACAATGCTCCACAATTTGTCTTTTAGGTAATCTAAGATTCTGTAAATTAATTTTACCGACAAGTTCAAAAACTACTGACTCAGGTGTTTCTGATGCAACTCTATCTATATACCAAATATCATCAGTTTGTGCTATCGCAGTTGGGTCTGCGGTTGAATTTGTTCCACTAGAAAAGTTTACAGCATCAAGAAATTTTTTATGTGTTTGAATCCTTTTTAGTTCTGCATTTAAAGGATTATATAAAAGCATTAAATTTGTTATTGCATTATCAGCATTTGCAACAGTAAAAGTCGGGCGAGGTAATGTTCCTTTTGTAACCTTATCAAAACCTTTTACCTGTACAGGTGCGGCTACATAAGTTTGACTATTAAAAACAATATTACTTTTAATTTCATTAGTTCCAGCATGATAATAATAAATTTGATCTACACCATTAACGGCAGCAGTAAGTTTCAATTCAAACAAAGTAATTAACGCAGAAGGTTCTAGTTTTTGTATTTCTTCACTAATTTTTGAAGATGTTGGTGAAACTTGCGTACTTGTCATGCTTCGGCCACCTCTACAAACGTAGCTGATATTGAAGCTCTATTTAAATATGGTATAGTTTTATTCCATTGTGGACATATAAATTTTTTAGAAGCTGATTCACCCGCTGGTGTGTAATCAAAATTTTCTACCCCAGCCCTAGCATCAAGAAAAGTCTCTATTTCATCTGCTTGTGTTTCAGATATATTATTCCAATTAAATTGATATATTTTCAAATTTTGGTTTATACCGAAGGTAGATCTTTGAGAATATCCCGAACCAAATTGTGCAATGCGAACATTTGGCTGTGAATTTTTCCTTGTTCCATAAGAAGGATTAACTGTTGTTGGAAAACTAGCCATTAACTTAATAAACCTCCAGCCATTTTTTGATTAACAATTTCAGCTTGTACTGCTGATGCTATAGCTTCACCTAATCGTGCAGCAGATTGATCATCACCTTGTACAGACGACCCAGAAGCATCTACATTGACCACCACGTTAGTTGTACCACCAAGAGCATGATTAGGGATTATAGTACCGCTTTTTTGTGGAACAAATAATTCTGGGCCTCTTTCGCCCACGAGTGAAGCTCGACCTACAGGTGGATTGCCACCATTAGCAAATTTACCAGCACCTATTAAACTTGTATCAAATCCTGTATTAAAAACATTATCAGTTACTAAAGAAGCAGCACCACCACCACTAAGACCAAATGCAGATCCTAAAACATTACTGAAAAGCCTACCTATTCCACCCACAGCGTTTTGTACTGCCATTTCTATTAACTGCCTTTGTAATCCTCTAAGAACATTAGTAAGAGCATCACCAAGCGATTTTGCACCCATTACAGCATCAGTTAAATTCTGAACTAAATTATCTTCTACAGATTGTCCTATCTCATCAAACTTTTGCTTTAATTTATCAGCTTGTTCGTTTTGAACAAACAATGCTGCACTACCTTTTTCTAATAATCCAACCTCTGTTACTAAACCATTATTTAAAGTTTCAACAATTTGTACAGTTTCACTTGAATTTTGATTAACTTCTTCAAGAATTTTACTTTCTTCAAAAGTTTTTTGTTTTAATTTTTCTCTTTCAATATTTTGTTTAACCAACAAATCAAATTGTTCTTTTTGAAATGCTTTTGCCTCTGCATTACCAAATAAACCAAGATTAACATCATCTCCAAATTTTAATTTGGTCAACCTTTCAGCAGTTTTTCTTGCTGCATTTTCAGACTCAAGAACACCTGATAAGCCAATTTTTGTTATATTTTGGACTCTTTTTATCAATTTATCAATCGTCTGGACAGCGTTTGTGGCCGCACCTAAAACAAATTTTATTGCTGGCCCTAAAACCTCTCCAAGTGTTCTAGCTAATCCTTGAACTGAGTCTATAAGCGTTGATAATTTACCATTTAAAGTATCAGCTTGAGCAGTAGCACCACCAAAAAAAGCACCTCCTTCATCAGTTAAGTTAATAAAGGCCTCGTTTACGAGATCAGCACCTATTTTTCCTCTACGCATGGCAGATTCAAATGCCTCGCCTTGGAGTCCAGTTATACGTTTTAATTCGGTTGTTATATCAACTCCTCTTTCTAAAAGTTGTAAATTTTCTTCTTGTTGTAATTTGCCTTTTGCTCTTATCTGTCCAAAAGCTGTCGCTATACCAGATAAATCCGCACCAGTAGCACCAGCAATGTCAGAAAGTCTTTTTACACTATCTGCAAGTTCATTAGTTTCAAAACCAAATGCTTTGAGCCTCTTAGATTGTTCAATGAGTTCACTGCTTGTAAATGGTGTTACCGCACCAAAATCTTGTAACTCTTGGATAATTTTGTTTGTTTCAGAAAGTGATCCTGTGAGAACTTCTAGACTTTTTCTTTGAGTCTCTATTTCAGCACTTTGAACAAAAACAAATCGAACTGCTGCTATTGCTGCTAAAGCTTTTAATAAAGGCCCAAGTGATTTATTAAGCGTTGCAAATCCTCCGCTTGCTGATTTTGCGGCTTTACCTGTTTCTCTTATTGATCTGTTTGATTTGTTTAAACTATCTTTTAATTTATTTGTATTTTTACTTAATTCCTTTGTTGCATCATTTGTACGCTGCAATGGTCTGATTGCATTTTGAGCATCAACTATTAATTTAACTGTTGATTGTGCCACAAATACAAATAACCTTTATTATATACTACCTTCTTTTTGCCTTTTGACGATTCATTTCTTGTTTTTCTCTCTCATTTTTTACATCATAATATGCAGCCCAATATATTAACTCTTCTTCCGTCATAGATTTTCTAAGTTCTTCTAATGATTTGCCTAGTTCTGTTGCGAGAAAAAACTCAAAGTTTAACCAGTTATCTCGCTTTATTCGTTTTTTGCTGTATCAATATCAACTTGAATATCCATCATAAATAGCTCAAGTTCATTTAATACACTCTCTGGAAGAAATCTTTGTAGGTTTTCAGCATCAGCAGAAGCAAATGCTTTTGAGCCATCTTCATTTTGTGCAATTTGGCAAAGAAGTCTTGTAGATATTGTTAAAGCATCATCTGTACCAGCAGCAACTTGAGCTTTTTTTCTGTCAAACCTTGTAAGTGGTGGGAAATATATTTCTTTTAAAAGTGAACCATCAGGTTTTTTTAATACATACTTTCTTCTGTTTGTCATTACATCAGCAAATGCCTCTGTAATAAGATCAACGGTTCTTTTGTTTGCCATAAATTAAATGCGAAGTATTTATTTATATTATACTGCGGAAGTTATAGTGCCTGTCATTGTAAATGTTATGGCTATTTCCTCAATTTCACCTAATGTTGCAGCATGATCTGCATTTGTAATTATACAAGCACCACTTATTTTCTTTGCTGATTCTCCAGAGTCAGGAAAAAGCTCAATTAAAGCATCACCAGTATCACCAGTAACTAATACATCATCAATAAATGCTTGATAATCAGAATTTCCAGAAGCATTATATAAAAGTGTTGCCCCACCTTCTGCTGAAATTAAACCACCAACAAAACTTTTAAATGTGTCACCCATTTTTGTAGTTTCTTGAGTATCTTTTGATATTGATAAATTCCAAGCTCTTAGATCGCTTACATCAGCTTCAGTTCCACCAGCATTGTGAAACATCAGTTTACCTACATCACCTTTAGTAGCCATGACAGAAAAAAAGTATTTATTTTATATTAACCTTTTTCTGAACTTTTCACATCTTTTTTTGAATTTTGTTGTGCCTCATAATATTTTCTACAATCAGGATCCCAGTAATTTGCTTCTCTTCTACCTTTTACAATCTCAATAACATCTAACATTTCTTCAGTGATTTCAAGTTTTGGCATGATTAAAGATCCTCATATATTTCAAATGTAATTCTAATTTGTGTTTGAAACTTACCTTCGGGACTTGAGGTTAATATCTCAGGGCCAATTGGTGAATCGAAAATTACATTAGAAACTGTAATATTATTGTAAAGGTCACGTAACCTTTTGCCAATAACATAATTTGCACCAGAACCGATACCCTCTTCTGTAAAAATATTTAAAAGAACAAGACCAACAACACTATTTGTAGAGTTAGCAGATCCACCCATTGTTAAATAACTACCAGAACCAAAGCTTGTAACGCACTGTACAAAGGTATCTTCAGCAGTAGAGTCAAACGTCATGTTGTTGAATACAACAGGGATAACTGGGCTTGAAGCAAGCTCTGTGGCTAACCTAGCCTCTATTGTGGATCTTACTGTGTTTAAATCTGTTGCAGCCATTAGTTACCTAGCAAATTGTTCTTTCATCCAGTTTTCTAGCTCTTTTGCAATTAGTTCTGGAAAACCAGCTTGAGTCTCTTGTCTTGTTCTATATTGACCGCCCCATGATGGTGGCAAATTAGTTCCATAACAAACAGGCTCTGCGTAAGGCTTGTTGTTAATAATTGTTCCTCTAAATTTTTTAATTTCTGTTTGCCAAGCTTCACGAAGCTCTCCACCTGTTCCACGATCTAATAAAGCTTTTTTAAATGGTACTACTTGACCATTTGGCAAAGTAAAAAAGTTAGGTATAGAATTAAGATCAGGATAGTTATCTAGAGAGAAAACAGGTGTTGCTTTTTTTACTCTTGCTGTCCATTCAAGTGTAGTTGCAGCTACAAGATCAACAACATCTTCCTCAAAAAAATCATTTATCTCTGTTAATTTGATTTCTCTAGCCATAATTACCTCAAGATAAGATCAAAACTTACAGCCGTATTATTTTGCTCATTTGTTATTACTTGGACTATCTTAAATTCAACACTACTAATAACTACTCTGTCTTTTGTTGTAGGTACAAATGTAAGATCACCAGCAGATATAGTAAGCAATTTATCCTGTGACTCAATCAAATCATTGACTTGATTTCTTGAAACATTACTTAAAGCACCTTTGATGGTTGTATCAGATGTAGATTCTGTTATTGCTCCAGTAGTGGTATTGTAAGACCCTGCTGTAACCTGTCTGATAGTCACATCACCACCAAGTTTCTTCAGTGAAGCGCTGGCAGCTTTTTTTAGTGCATTAGCAAGACTCATAATGAATAAGCTATGACTTGACCACTTGCAAGAGTGATACTTGTAATGACCCCTTCAACTTCTGTAGATGCTTTCATTGTGATGCCGTTAATAGTTGCAGAACCATTTTCTGTAAGGTTCTCAGCTACAAAAGTTGCTTCAGCATCTGCTAAACAATGAACCTTTCCAAATCTGCCTGTGTGGGTTGCAGTATTTGTAATGATTAACCCTGCTGGGTATTGGTAGCCGTAGTTCACTTTAAGACCTCTTGATTGATAAGTTTGCTCTTCCACCTATTCTAATACCCATCAAGTAATGATCAACTATCGGTGGAATACGATCAATACCAGTAGCCCCATAAAATCT